AACGACGAGAGCGCCTGATGCCGCAACGCGACCCGTGGGCCGCAGTGGCCGACCTCCTCGACCCGCCCGTCGACCCGTACATCAACGACCCAGCCGGCTGGGTCGGAGCCAAGACCGGCGGCCACCTCTGGTCCAAGCAGGTCGAGATCGCCGAGTCCGTCCGCGATCACCGCCGTACTGCCGTGCCTGCCTGCCACGGCCCCGGCAAGAGCTTCACCGCCGCGCAACTCACCGCCTGGTGGCTCGACGTCCACCCCCCAGGCGAAGCGTTCGTCGTCACCACCGCACCCACCGACAAGCAGGTCAAGGCGATCCTGTGGCGGGAGATCATCAAGGTCCACAAGCGGGCCCAGCTCGCCGGGTACGTCACCCAACAGGCGGAGTGGAAGCTCGGCGAGGAGCTCGTCGCGTACGGCCGGAAGCCCGCCGACCAGGACGAGGACGGGTTCCAGGGGATCCACGCCCGGTGGCTGCTCGTCATCCTCGACGAGGCGTGCGGGATCCCGAAGCAGCTATGGACCGCCGCCGGCACCCTGATGACCAACGAGGACGCCCGCCTCCTCGCGATCGGCAACCCGGACGACCCGCAGTCCGAGTTCGCCGAGGTGTGCGCCGGCGCCGACCCCGACCAGGGTGGCCTCTCGAACCGGGGCTACAACGTGCTCCCGATCCCGGCCGCGGCGACGCCGCTGTTCACCGGCGAACCGATCCCGGACACCCTGCGGCCGATGCTCGTGTCGCCGCTCTGGGTCGAGGAGCACCTCCGTGAGGTCGGGTCGACCGAATCGCCGCTGTACGTGTCGAAGGTGCTGGCCAGGTTCCCGACCGACGCCGCCGACGGTGTGATCCCGTGGTCGTGGATCAAAAAGAGCCAGGTGCCGACGGCCGGCGCCGACATCGAACCGAGGGAGCTCGGCATCGACGTGGGCGGCTCCGACTCAGGAGACGAGACGGTGATCTACGAGCGGGTCGGCATGCGGGCCGGCCGTCGCTGGTCGGTGCGGTCGTCGGACCCGGAGCAGGTGCTGCAGCTGTGCGAGCGGGTGATCGGCGAGGTGGGCCCGTCGTCGGTGAAGGTCGACGCCATCGGGATCGGCTGGGGCCTGTTAGCGCCGTTGCGTCGCGGGTTCCCTGGCGTCGAGGTCGTCGGGGTGGTGGTGTCGGAGGAGGCGCCGAAGCAGGAGGGCCAGGCGAAGTTCAAGAACCTGCGGGCGGCGATCTGGTGGCAGGTCGGCCGGGGCCTGGCCAAGGACGGTGCCTGGGACCTCTCCGGCATCGACCATGAGTCGACGTTGGCCGAGTTGGCGGCGGCACGCTGGACGGAGGACACGTCGGGGCGGGTCGTGATCGAGGGCAAGGACGACATCCGGAAGCGGATCGGCCGGTCGACCGACAACGCCGACGCGCTGCTGCTCGCGTTCTACCGGCCGCCGGTCACCGAGGCGACGGTGCAGCAGTACCGGCAGGGGGCGCTGCGCCGCACCCGGTGACTGCGGCTCGGATGCATCCGGCCCGCACCGTGCAGGTGTCGGACCCTCGCGGGCGTGCCCGGCCTCAGCCTTCCCCCGACGCGGATCCTCATCGACCAGTACGCCCCGCTCTCCCACAAGGCCCTCGTCGGCGACCCCAACACCCCCACCCAGGGCGTCTTCACCGTCCCCGGCTGGGTGCCGCTCACCGAACGGCGCCGCCTCTCCGCCTACGTCGTCCGCGCCGCCTACCTGTCGAACGTCGCCCGGCTCCTCCTCGTCACCGCCACCCCCGAAGAGCAGGGCGCCCGCCGCGAATACGGCGACGCCGACCTGATCGTCGACCGGGTCTGCGCCGGCATCCTCGGCGACCAGTGGGCCATCACCGTCCCCGGCGCCGAAGACCCCCTCCCGGACGCCCCCGACCTGCCCGACGTGCCCGAAGACCCGGGCCCGGACGCCACCGAGATCGACAAGCGCATCTACACGATCCGCCAGGAGCGCTGGACCGCGGAGGCGACCGCGATCGTCGACGAGTGGGAGGCCGCGTGGCGGGCGCGCCCCGCCCTCCAGGCCCGCCAGGACGCACTCCGGGCCTGGGCCGACGAGGACGTCCAGCTCGCCGCCCGGTTCACCGAAGCGGAACGGGACTGCGCCGGCCTCGGCGACACCGTCGTCGTCCTCTGGCCCCGCACCGGCCAATGGCCGCGGGTGTCGGTGTACGACCCCGGCTTCTACTTCCCGTGCCTCGACGACGACAACGACGAGGACTACCCGACCAAGGTGCACCTCGTCTGGGAGCTCGACGCGGAGGGCCGCACCGACGTCCCCAACCCGACCCACATCCGCCGCATCACGTTCGAGCTCGTCGAGCTCACCGAGCTCCACGTCGGCACCGACCGGAGCGGCCGCCACTGGGTCGGACCCGACGGTGAACGCGCCGACGCCCCGTCGCTCGCCGCCCACGAGTCGATCGACGAGCAGGGCCGGGTGTTCCGGCTGCTGCCGTGGGACCTCGACACCGACGGCAAACCGACCAGCGTGCCGGGCCCGCTCGGCCCCGACGGCAAGCCCACCGAGGTGCCGCGCCGCAGCTACCGGACCTGTCTCGTCACCGACGCCACCTGGTCGCTCACCGGGGTCGGTGCCGATGTCCTCGCGCTCGAGCCGGAGCAGGCCACCTACCGGATGCTCCCCGACGGCCAGGTCCTCGACCGCCTCGACCTCGGCTGCGACTTCCTGCCGGTCGTGCACATCCCCAACACGCCGTCCGGCAAGGAGCACTTCGGCCGGTCGGTGATCGACCAGGTCGCCCAGATCCTCGACGACCTCTCCACCTCCGACACCGACCTGATGACCGCCAGCCGCTACTTCGCCGGACCGGTGCTGTCCCTCGCCAACGCCAAGGCCGACGGGGTCACCACGATCGCGCCCGGGATCGTGTTCAACGTCGGTGAGAACGGCCGCATGGACGTGCTGGACCTGTCGGCCGGGTTCGGTGCGCAGACCGAGCACAACCAGAAGCTCCAGGACCGGCTCTTCGTGTCGGCGCGGGTGCCGGCGGAGATGATCGGCCGGGTGTCGTCGAACAAGGCGATCTCCGGTGTCGCCATGGCCCTCGCGTTCTCGCCGTTCGCGCAGGTGGTGGGCGTGGCCAGGATGGCGCGGGATCCGAAGCATCGGCTGATCTACCGGTTCGCGCAGCGGCTCGCCCAGCTGC